TGACACGCTTGGGGTATAGCCATTGACCTTGACCCCGCAAGAAACGGATTAAAAACTAATTGGGCGAATAGTCAATTTTCAAAACCAGAATACAAACCAATGATTGACATATTTGAAAAATATGGATTCAAGAACTACGGAAAAGTTAAAAATTATGATTCAATGCACTTTGAATTGGTAAAATAAAATTAATAATCTACCTACCTATATGCGGAAACGATTATACTTCGACATCGAAGTTTCTCCCAATATTGGAATGTTTTGGGAAGCCGGTTACAAGCTGAATATAGGAACAGAGAACATAGTTAAAGAAAGAGCAATCATTTGTATCTGTTACAAATGGGAAGGCGAAAAGAAAGTTCATTATTTAAGGTGGGATAAAAACCAATGCGACAAAACCTTACTCAAAGAATTTATCAAAGTCGCTAATGATGCTTACGAACTTGTAGGGCATAACTCGGATATGTTTGACCTACCTTGGATAAGAACAAGGTGTCTTTTTCACGATATAGAGATGTTTCCAACTTATATTACAATTGATACTTTTAAAATCTCTAAAAATAAGTTTAAGTTTAATTCGAATAAACTTGATTACATAGCGAAGTTTTTAGGAGTAGGAGCAAAGATTAAAACTGATTATTCTCTTTGGAAGGATATTGTTTTAAAGAATTGCGAAACCTCTATGAAGAAGATGATTCGTTATTGTATGCAAGATGTTTTGATTTTAGAGAGAGTACATCAAAAACTCAAGGCACACGACATAATTAGAACACATTTTGGAATACTTATTAATAATGATAAAGGTTGTTGCCCGGAATGTGGTAGCTATAAAATAAACCGGCAAAGAATAAGGATTTTGGCTTCTGGAACAAAGAAAGCACAATATAAGTGTATGGATTGCGGAAGATATCACGAAAAAATTATCAAATGAGTAAGATACTTAACGAACTTATTTCGGAGTTTGAGAACAGAGAACAGATAGGTTTCTTAAAATACGGAACTACAATGGATAGGACTGATTTAAGTTTCTCGGAATGGTTACAACATTTTAAAGAGGAGTTAATGGATGGTTTATTATATTTACAAAAAATACAAAATGACACACAAAGATTATCCGATTATCAAAAAGCAGATTCAAGAATTAGTGAAAGTATTAACACCGATAGAGAGGCTTCAGATGCTCGAACCTCTTTGTGATAAATACAGAAGGCAATCCAGAGCGGAAGTAGAAAAAGATGTAATTGAGTTTTCTCGTAGAAAAGGAATACCACGAATTAAAACGGATTACTAATGGAAGAGATAATCGAAACACCAATAAACCTATCTCCACACGAGGACATTGCTGCTTCTACCAACGCATTGGGGGCATTGAGTGAATTTGATTATGGAATGATGAACGAAGAAGAAAAACAAATCTATAAAGAAATTAAGCTAATGGCTTTATACATAATACATATTGGATTGAAAGAAATTTATACTGCTAATTTTTATGGAGAAAAAGATACACCAAGTAGTACATAGAAAATTAGGTAAGGAACAAGCCTACGGAATAGCTTATACAGAAGAGAATAAAATGGAAATTGACATTCGATTAAATGGTTATAGATATTTACTTTACTTATTACACGAGCATTTTCATTTAAAGCACCCAGAGTGGTCAGAAAATAAAGTCCGAAAAGAATCATCAAAGACTGCTCGGTTTTTGTGGCAAATGAGTTTTAGGTTGGTTGAGTTAAGGTAGGTATTAAAGATTCTCCTGTTGTCGGGTTGCCAAATATTTTAATATCGTTTTGGTCAATGGTTCTAACTATACCGCTATGGTATATTCTTACGATAAATTGAGGATTAGAATGTATAGAACCTGCAATTATAAATAAAGCAACACCATAACCTAATGGAGTTTCAACATCAAAAGGGTTAAGAATTTCGTGTATAGTTTGTACTATCATAAAAAAAGGTTACCTGTGGCAGATGGGGTTTCGGTTGGTTGAGTTAAAATGATTTTCTTGATACAATAGTTTTCTTAAAATATATGTCTTTCCAATTATCTCTACTAATAAACAAGTTATAGAAACTTTCAGGGTTTAAATAAATATTTCTTTCTTTTTTTACACAGGACTTACATTGATTTCTTCGGTAATCTTCAACTAAATTAAACTCCGTTTCGGATTTATCTTTTTTGCAATCATTACAAATCATAATCTAAATTCATTTAATCTTGATTGAGGTATTTCGTACAATTCCGCTTGACAAGTAATTTCTTTTTTATCATCTCTGATTCTTATTGCACCTTTCGGATAAATATTTGCTACCTTTTCTAAATCGTTTTTCCAAATCCATCCGCATATTTCAATCACATTTTCAAAGTAATTAAAGTTTAAAAATACCAATATATCTACCTTGTAATTTTTTTGTAAGCCAACAAAATTGTTTACATAGGATTCTTTCATAAATCCTTTTCTTCCCATTGTCTTTACATCAATAGAAAAGTTTTTGTAAGTTAAATCAATGCCATTATCAAAGCCTGTTTTTAATTTTGGAAACTCGTTAAATAAATAATTATAGAAAGCTACTTGTCCTAAAATTCCTATGTATTGCTTATTCTTATCTCCATCAAATTGACCTCTGTTTGCTACATTGTTATTCTTTACAAAATCAATAACATAGTTTTTCATTGTTGCATCAATATTTATTCTTTTTAGTTTCACTTCTTCAGTATTGAATAAATAACTAACATTAGTTCAGCGAGTGGTTTCTTCTGGTCCTCTTTAACATTTTGCCTATTTGCCCAATCAGTAAAATCCTTTCCTAATTGTTTACATTCATCAAATGCTCCGATATATTTATAGGTATAGACAATCCAATTACAACACATTCTGATTCCTTTGTGTTTTTTGTAGCAATTAATAAAGTTGCGAGGATTCTTTTCATACTCTCTTGCATAGGTTAAACTTAATTCAACAAATGAATTGTTAATTATTTCGTTGAATAAATCGTTATTGTCTTTATGGTCATTCATATATTTTTGGTTTGTTCCCAAATGTATATGATAGCATAAATCATCACAATAAAACTAATAACAACAATAGAGAGAAACAAAATATTATCAGACATTGTTAGCTTTATTTATGTAATAAATATATGTAAAACCTTTTCTTTTTTGTTCGAGGAAATAATCATTTAAAATCATTTGCTTGGCTTCATCTACTTTGTCTTTGTAGTATTTCAAATAAGCATTAAATTCTATTTTGCCATCTACCATTAATCTATCGTACAAGTGTGGGTGCATTTCTTTTGTAGATACTCCGTTTAAATAAGCGGTAAAGCCTTTGTTAACTTCTTTATTCCATTCATCTTGCTTGTCTGGATATCGTTGGTCATAAATACTTATGTCTGCCGTTAATAGTGGCGTTTCATAATAAGAGCGTTGTTGTCCTCTTCGATTTGTGAAAGTTCGTACCCAATCGATAATTGTTTCGGGGTCGGCTGAATAAACCTTTCCATAATCTCCCGACAATCCGCTTTCAAAGATTGTCACTAAATCGTTCATTGATATTTCTGGATATCGTTTTTTAATAACTTTCATTACAAGTTCTTCGGTTTCATCGGAGACCTTTTTAAATCTTCTCAAGTATTCAAATGCAGGATTCATAATTCAGATAGTTTTTTGTTTCCTAATATAGCAAGTGTTTGTTTTATAGATTCCGTTGAGGGTTCTATTTTAGTTCGTGTTATCCATCCGCTTACTGAATGTACCCAAGATTTCATTTTGTTTTTACCTATAAACCAACCTACACTTTCATAGTAATCTATAAATCTTTTAGCTTGATAGGAAGCGGTTTTTTCATCCCATTTGTTTAACATTATTTCTTTTACTTGTTCTTCTGTTGGTTTAATAAATCCTTTGCCTTGTACTTCTTTGGTTTGAAAATCAATATCGTACCGAGATAATAAATCTATAACTTTTTTGTGTATAGGACTTGAAGGATTTAATTCAGTTCCGTATTGGAATTTTACAAAGTCAACACAAAGTATTTTACTATCGGGTAATTTCTCAAATTGATTGCCGTTGTCTATGTTTAAAAGCATTTCTTCATCTACTTTGTTACCGATAACATAAGAGGCAAGAGTAAAGTTAGGCTTCCAGATTCCTGCAAGGTCGCATTTATCTCGTACATATTTTACTAAACACTTTTCGGTTGGAGTACAAGACATAAACCACTCTTTCTCCCAGATATCAGTATCAACAAACCGCTTTGGCATTTTCATAGTATTTTATATTGCTAAAAAATTCACTTTCGCTTTCATATCTTACAAACGGCATCTTT